AAAAGAGATCAAGGAACTAGAAGGTAGTAATCCAGATAAGAAAGCAGAGTATACTAAACTAGAAAAACTTGTTAAAGAAAAGAAAGACTTTTCAAAACAACATGCATCTTTAAAAAAAGATCGTGATGTCCTGACAACAGCATCACATCTACTCAAAGATAATGGTATAAAGACTAGGATTATCAAGACTTATCTCCCCACAATGAATAAGTTAATTAACGATTTCTTACAAAGGATGGAGTTTTATGTCAATTTTACACTAGATGAGAACTTTGAAGAAATAATTAAGAGTAGATATAGGGATGTATTTTCATATGACTCGTTCTCGGAAGGGGAGAAGGCAAGAATTGATATTGCTCTTTTGCTTACTTGGCGTAGTATTGCTAAACTTAAGAATAGCGTTGATACTAACTTACTTATCTTAGATGAGATATTTGATGGATCTCTTGACCAATCAGGTACATCTGATCTAGGATGGATACTCCGTAACTTTGATGAGAGTACAAAAGTTTTTGTAATTAGTCATAAGCAAGGTATGGATGATAAATTTGACAGAACCATTACAGCAGAGAAAGAAAAAAACTTCTCTATTATAAAGGAGACAGTTAACGAAGTGACACATGCACTGGTTGGCTAGCATATTTTATATGGTATCATGTGTATAACAACAAACAAATCACATGTCACAACAAGAGATCAAAGGTAACTTAGCAAGACTTCTAGCAACAGAGAACCTAGTCGTAGAGCATCGCAAAGTTCCAACAGCACAATTCAATGTAGACTCTCGTGTCCTTACACTACCATTATGGGATCTAGCATCTAATGCTGTGTATGATATGCTTGTAGGTCACGAGGTAGGACATGCATTGTTCACACCTAACGTAGACTTCAGAGAGCAAGTAGATTGCCCAAAAGATTTTGTGAATGTGATTGAAGATGCACGCATAGAAAAATTAATGAAGAGAAAGTATGCGGGTCTTCGTAAAAGTTTTGCTCAAGGTTACACAGAACTAAACAACAAAGATTTCTTTGAGGTTGCTGATAAAGATCTTTCTGAGTTCAGTTTGATTGACCGTATCAACCTACACTTCAAACTAGGTGCTACTGCTCTAGTTCCTTTCAATGGATCTGAGATGGTGTTTGTTGCTCGTACAGATCAGGCAGAGACTTTTGAAGAAGTTCTACAGATTGCACAAGATGTTTACAACTGGGAGCAGACAGAGAAGACTCAAGAGATTGAAGTTGCTAGTGACGACCAAGATGGTACAAGTGAGATGCCTATCTCTGACGAAGGTGAGTCTGAGAAAGGTGAGTCATCATCACAACCAACTTTTGGAGGTAGTGCAGGAGGAGCAGGATCTTCTAAGTTTGATAAAATTGATGCTGAAGATCTTGAGCAGATGGCACAAGATGAAGATATTGACGATTTATTTGATGAATTGTATGGAGAAGATGATTCTGAGTCAGATGAAGGTGGAGAGCATGGTACTACATCTCAAACACAGAGATCATTTGATGATAAGTCTGGAAAATTATCCAGTGAGTCACATCTTGATTCAACATATGTTGAGATACCAAAAGACATAAATCTAGAAGACTTTGTTGTAGATTGGAAAGTACTTCACAAGTGGATTGGTCAGCACCATGATGCACAAGGTAAAGAGTTGTTTGAGTTTGCTGATCATGACTACAAAGAGTTTCGTGCTAAGTCACAGAAAGAAGTAAACTACATGGTCAAAGAGTTTGAGTGTCGCAAGTCTGCTGATGCTTATGCTCGTGCAGGAGAATCTAAAACTGGTATTCTTGATACAAAGAAATTACACACATACAAGTACAACGAAGATTTGTTCAAAAAAATTACAGTTCTTCCTGATGGTAAAAATCATGGTATGATATTTGTTCTTGATTGGTCTGGTTCTATGTCATACGAACTTCTACCAACAGTAAAGCAATTACTAAACCTAACTGCATTCTGTAAGAAAGTACAAATTCCTTTTGAAGTTTATGCATTTACAAATGAGTGGACAATTGCACAGCGTGCTATTGACAACAATCCAGAAGCACCAGATGCACCATATCGTTATCGCAGTAAGTCTGAGAGTATAAGAAAGAATGAGATTCTCTTGGACAAAGGTTACTTCCACTTAATGAACTTTGTATCATCACGTTCTAACAGCAAAGACTATGAGCGTATGTGTCTACAACTATTCAGAGAAGCGAGATACTATTCTCGTCGTCAGTATCAGTATGGTTCTGCTTCCTACTACAATACACCAGGTGTAGGTTTATCTGGAACACCATTGAATGAAGCAATCATTCTCTTGAATTACATTGTTCCTCAGTTCAGAAAAGATAATGATTTGCAGAAAGTCAATTGTGTAGTTCTAACTGATGGCGATGCATGCACAACAGCATATGGTCGTGAGTGGGTAGGCAAGAATGAGTTTGGTGAAGATGAACCTCGTCTATCTACACATCGCATAGACCACGGTGTTATCCTTCGTGACCGTCAAACTGGTATTGTGTATCGTCAGTTCACATATGGAGATTGCACAAACATCTTTATCCAACAACTTAAAGATCGTAATCCTGATGTAAACATACTAGGATTTAGAATCTTAAATGGCACTCAGTTATCCAGTTATGTTTGCACATATGGTGGAGGTATGGAATACTATCCTCAAATCCAGAAGCAATGGAGAAAAGAGAAGTCTGCAATCATCCCTAATCCTGTAGCATACAGTGCTCTCTATGCTATCAGCAACAATGCCATAGATGCTGATACAACATTTGAAGCAAAGAGTGATAAGAAGGCAGACATTAGTCGTGCATTCAGAAAGATGCTTAGTAACAAAGCAGTAAACAAAAAGTTACTCAACTCATTTGTAGGCATGGTTGCATAGGTATCGTACTACGACACAACTTCTCACGAGTCTCAAAATTATCTCACAGATGCAAGACAACTTTATGCTGTCTTGCATTTTGTCTTGTATCATACAAAAAACCAATTAAAAAAGTGGCACAATGAGTATACACAACATAAATTATTAGGTGTATGATGTGTACATACAAAACAATTAAGCAAATGCCCGCACCATCACCACTAACAACAGCACAATTATCAGAGTACCTTGTCAATAAGTTTGGTACTAAAGTCAATGCGAATCATCTAAAGATTGCAGCAAGACATTTCGGTCTACAGTATGAGACAATCAGCAAACGTCTCAAAGAATTCAAAGTCAAGAGAGGTGTATGGCAGTTGACAGTAGCAGAGAGACTTGAGAAAACATTCAAGTCACAATCTGCACAACCCGCTGTAACTACTAGAAACCTAGTTCCTCAGAAAGAACCAAACTTCATACCATTTGGTAACTTCGCTGACGTCAAGAAGATTATTGCTTCTAAATTATTCTACCCTACATTCATTACAGGTATGTCAGGTAATGGTAAGACTCTAGGTGTAGAGCAAGCATGTGCTGCTCTCAACAGAGAACTTATCAGAGTCAACATTACTATTGAAACTGACGAAGATGATTTGATCGGTGGTTTCAGACTTGTCAATGGAGAGACAGTATGGCACAACGGTCCTGTCATTGAAGCACTTGAGAGAGGTTCAGTTTTACTTCTTGATGAGGTTGACCTAGCATCTAACAAGATTCTATGTTTACAATCTGTACTAGAAGGCAAAGGTCTCTTCTTGAAAAAGACAGGCAGATATGTTACACCTAAGTCAGGTTTCAACATCATTGCTACTGCCAACACAAAAGGTAAAGGTTCCGATGATGGTAGATTCATCGGTACTAATGTCTTGAACGAAGCATTCCTTGAGAGATTTGCTTTGACATTTGAGCAAGACTATCCTCATGTAAAAACTGAGCAAAAGATTCTTGAGAAAGCAGCAGCATCTCTAGGTGTTCTTGACAAAGAATTTTGTGAGCATCTTGCTAACTGGGCAGACATCATTCGTAGAACATTCAACGATGGTGGTATTGATGAGGTCATCTCTACTCGTAGACTTGTACACATCATCCGTGCATTTGCTATCTGGCAGAATCGTATGAAAGCAATCAAGGTTTGCACCAATCGTTTTGATGACGAGACAAAGCAATCATTTATTGAATTGTATGATAAGATAGATGCAGGAGTTGACCTAAACAAAGAGGAAGATGACCAAACCGTTTGATGGATATCTCGGACACATCCTCCGTCTTAAAGACGGTAGGAGTGTTCGCATCTTAGGAGATGCAGGAGACGAGTGGAAGGCAACACATAAAATAAATGTTGTTGACCTTGACGGAAATGAATTTCAATGCTATCATAGTGACATAGATCATGTCTGGAGTGAGAATTGAAATACAATGAACAAGAAATCTTAAAACAGATTTCTGAGTATATCTCTAGCACCTACGGTGCACACTACAGCAAACATGGGATTCAAACATTGGATCTTATTGATTCTGTTGGTGATGCTGAAGCATTCTGTAGGTCTAACATTTTGAAATATGCTTCAAGGTATGATAGAAAGGGAACAGCAAGAAAAGATCTATTCAAAATAGTTCACTATGCTGTTCTCCTTCTACATTTTAGTGATAAGTCTGCTAGAGCAGCAGAGTTAAACGCTAATACACCTACAACTTTTTCAGTAGATTATGACAAATGAGTAAAGTATCTTTATCCAAAAACACACTTGATGTTCTTAAAAATTTTTCTAGCATCAATTCATCCATTGTATTCAGAGAGGGTTCTACAGTTAGAACAATTAGTAACGCAGAGAACAT